AAATTCTAAATACAAAAAAAGTGTATGCAGAATTTAGAAGAGTTAGGGAATTAACATTAAATAGAAATCCTATTGCAATGGCTAAAACTTTAGATAACTTTTCTACAAATAAAGAATATGAAAAACAAGTTATTGAGGTTATAAATAAACTAAGGGGAAAATAAATGCCACTATTAAGTAAAAGTTTTACATTAGAAGAATTTTTAAAATCACAAGAAGCAACTAGACTTGGAATTGATAATACACCAAACGAAGAACAAATATTTAATCTTCAGTTATTATGTAATAATGTAATACAACCCATAAGAGATTATTTTAATAAACCAGTTGTTATAAGTTCTGGGTATAGATCTGCAGAATTATGTCTTGCAATAGGTTCTTCTGCTACAAGCCAACATACCAAAGGACAAGCAGCAGATTTTGAAATATTTGGAATACACAATAAAGAAGTTTCAGATTTTATTGTTGGAAGTTTAGACTGGGATCAGTGTATATTAGAGTTTTGGAATGAAAATGACCCTAATTCAGGCTGGGTTCACTGTAGTTATGCTTATGGAGCCAATAGAAGGCAGTACTTGAAGGCACAGAAGGTAAATGGTAAAATTGTATACTCACCAATGGTTTAATTATGCCAATAGGAAGATCACAAATACCCCAACAAATAGAAGGAAAACTTCGTGGAGCAAAACCATCTAGAGCTATGCTTGCATATAAAAAAAGAAAGAAAAAATAATGACAAAACTATGTTCTAGAGGAAAATCCGCAGCTAAAAGAAAGTTTGCAGTTTATCCTAGTGCCTATGCAAATGCTTATGCTTCAAAAATCTGTGCTGGTAAAATAAAAGATCCTTCAGGCAAGAAAAGAAAAGATTGGAAACCTAAAGGTGCCTACATGGGTAAGTTTCTAGAAGTAGAAATGAATGATAAAAATTATTCTAATGAATCTTTAAAAGATTATTATGGAGATTTATTAAAATAATGTCGGAAAATAAAAACAAAGAAGAATCTACAATAGAACTTGCTAAAAGAGTAGGTTCTAAAGAAGCAGCAAGACTTATTACTGAGCAAAAAGCAAAACAAAAACAAGAAAAAGGATTTGAAAAAACAGGACAATACTACTTTGATCTTGGTTTAAAACAAGGTGGTCTTGCAAAATGGTTTAATGAGAATTGGGTAGACATTTCTGCCCCTAAAAAAGGAGGAGGTTACAAAGAATGTGGAAGAAAATCAGCGAATGGTTCAAAAAGAGGTTACCCAAAATGTGTTCCTGCGGCAAAAGCAGCAAGAATGAGTGAAAGTCAAAAGAGATCAGCAGTAATTAGAAAAAGATCTGCGGGTAATGTTGGTCCAAAACCAACAAATGTTAAAACAATAGTAAATAAACCTAAAAAAATGAAAGATGGTGGTATATATAACATGACAAAAATGAGGTATATTTAGATTATGATGAAAAATAAAAATTTAAGTTCTAAAGCAGACTTAGATAAAGACGGAAAACTGTCTTCTTATGAGAAAAAAAGAGGAATGGCTATTGAACAATCCATGTCTGAAGAGCCTATAAAAGCTCAAAAAGGTAAAATGATAGTTAAAGGTCAAAAAGAAATACAAGTTAAAAAACAATACTTCGGAGAATATTAAAATGGGAATGAAAACATATTTAAAAGCAGGAATAACTCCAAAAAACACACCAGCAAAAGTTGCAGGTATGTTAAAAGGATTTAGTGCTAAGAAAGTTTCTAAAAACGTTAAGAAAAAATAATGTCTAATGGCTACTTCAGGAACTACAACATTCGATCTAGACATAGATGATATTATTGAAGAAGCCTATGAACGTTGTGGTGTAAGAACTAATAGCGGATACAATATAAAATCAGCAAGACGAAGTTTAAACATTTTATTTTCTGAATGGGGAAATAGAGGAGTTCATCTTTGGAAAGTTGTTCTTAAAGAACAGTTACTTACTGCTGGTACATCAACTTATAATACACCTCAAGATTGTAGTGACGTATTAGAAGCTTATGTTTCAACTGCTCAGACTGTAACTCAAACAACTAATGATATTTCTTTAGATAAAATTGATAGGTCTGCTTATGCAGCTCTTCCTAATAAAGGACAAACTGGACAACCCTCACAATATTATGTAGATCGTCAAACTAATCCAAAAATCAGTTTATATTTAACACCTGATGCAGTTCAATACATTTATTTGAAGTATTATTACATTAGTAGAATTCAAGATGCTGGTGATTATAATGATCAAGCTAATGTTCCTTATAGATTTTTACCATGTATGATTTCAGGACTTGCATATTATCTAGGACAGAAATTTTCTCCAGATAGAGTGCAAGGATTAAAACTAATATATGAGGATGAATTACAAAGAGCTTTAGAAGAAGATTCTCAAAGAACAAGTTCTTTTATATCACCTTATTCTTACTTTGGAGATGGAGTTTAATGGCATTTGCAAGAGGTAAAAGATCCCTAGCTATATCAGATAGATCAGGAATGCAATTTCCATATGTGGAAATGAAGAGAGAATGGAATGGTTCTTTTGTTCATTATACTGAATATGAACCAAAACATCCTCAATTAGATCCAAGACATCATAAAGCAGATCCACAAGGATTAAAAAATGCTAGAGCAGATACAGTTCCAGGTGGAGGAGTTTTAGTACAATTAGATTTAAATTATTGGCCTGGACAATTTACATCTATAGGAATGCAGCCTGGAATAAGTGGAGACATTATTAATGCAAGAAGAGCAGCCTATAGTGCTGTTGGAAATGTAACTATTAATATAACATGACATACACAGAATTAGTACAAAAAATTAGAAATTATACAGAAGTAGGTTCTGAAGTTTTAACAGCTACTATTGTAAATGGTTTTATTAGAGATGCTGAATTTAAAATATTTAGAGAAGCAGATGCGGATTACGCGCGCGAGTACGCGAATTCTACATTTCAAGTAAATAATAAATATTTAGTATTACCTAATTCACCTGGTTCTTCTGGAACTAATTCTTCAAGAATAGCTTTAGTTGTTAGATCAGTAATTGTTACAAATTCTTCTTCAATACAAGTTTCTTTAGAACCGAGAGATGATACATTTATAACAGAGTATAATTCATCAGGTTCAACAGGTTTTCCTAAATACTATGCAACTTTTAGAGAAAATGCTATTCAAGTGGCTCCAACACCCGATGTTGCTTATAATGTTACTTTAGACTACATTTATACACCAGATGGTTTAAGTGATACAAATACTGAAACTTATATTAGTATTAATGCACCAGAACTATTATTATATGCATGTTTAGTTGAAGCATTTGCATATTTAAAAGGACCGATGGATATGTACAAACTATACCAAGAGAAGTATAATGAGGCATTACAAGGATTTGCGTTAGAACAAACAGGTAGAAGACGCAGAGACGAGTTTCAAGATGGTACATTACGCCTTAAGCTTAATTCACCATCACCATAACAACTATAAGGAGTATAACATATGACATTAAATATAGACCAAGCGGTTTGTAATAGTTTTAAAGCACAGTTATTAGATGGAGATCAAGATTTTACTGCATCAACTGGAAATACTTTTAAATTAGCACTTTACACATCTCTTGCAACATTAAACGCAACAACAACAGTTTACACTTCAACAAATGAAGTTCCTGCTACAGGACAATATACAGCAGGTGGTGGGGTATTAACAGGACAACAAGTTTCATTAGATAATGCAACAGGAATTGTTACATTTTCTGATTTATCTTTTACAGGAGTTACTTTAAGTGCTTTAGGAGCTGTTATTTATAATAGTTCATTTAGTACTAATGCAGCAGTATGTGTATTAGACTTTGGTGCTGTTAAAAATGCAACAGACGGTACTTTTACAATTATATTTCCAGCCTTTACATCAGCGAGTGCAATATTAAGAATAGCATAAGGATTTATTGTGGCCTTTGTAGTTAATGATAGAGTACAAGAAAATACAAATTCTATAGGAACAGGCACCATTGATTTAAATGGTGCCGTTATAGGATTTGAAAGTTTTATTTCGGCAATTGGAAACGGAAATACTACTTACTACACAATTGCTTTTCCAGATCAATCAGAATTTGAAGTAGGTGTAGGAACAGTAACTTCAGGATCCCCAAATACTTTAAGTAGAGATTCTGTAATTTCTAGTTCTAATGGGGATGCTTTAGTTAATTTTTCAGCAGGAGTAAAAACAGTTATTTGTACATTACCCGCATCTAAAGCAATATTAATAAACACTTCAAATGATGTAATATTTTTTCATGCTAATGCTGTATTAACAGGAGGTGGTAATTATTTTTCAAACTATAATGCTGTTGTAGCTGATAAAACAACCACTGTAGACAGCTCACAAAATGCAATTTTATATGGACCTATTACTGTAAATTCTGGTTTTAC